CAAGCGCGACGACCTCGACGACGGCCCCCGGGGCGTCATCGAGCCGATGCTGCCCGCGCAGCGGCAGCTGAACCAGACGACGTTTGGCCTGCTGATGGCGCAGCAGTACGCGGCGTTCAAGCAGCGCTGGGTGACCGGCTTCGCTGTTCCGGAGGATGAGGACGGGAACCCGATCGAGCCGTGGAACGCGGCGGTCAACCGGGTCTTCATCGCCGAGGACGAGACGACCAAGTTCGGCGAGTTCTCCGAGACGAACCTGGACGGCTACCTGAGCAGCCGCGACAAGACGCTGCTGTACGTGTCGTCGGTGCGGCAGATCCCGCCGCACACCATGGTGGTCGGGAACGCCGTCTCCAACATCTCCGCCGAGGCCCTGGCCGCGCTCGAGGCCGGGCATCAGCAGGACATCGCCGAGTGCAAGACCAGCCTCGGCGAGGACGGCGAACAAGTCCTGCGCCTCGGCGCGCTCGCCGCCGGCGACACCAAGGGTTGGGAAGACCTGTCCGCGTCGGTCCGCTGGCGCGACACCACACCCCGCTCCCTTGCGCAGGTAGCCGACGCGCTAGGGAAGCTCGCCACCCTGCTCGGCGTTCCCGCGCGGGCGTTGTGGGAGCGGATCCCGGACGTCACCGACCAGGACCTGGAGCAGTGGGAGACCCTCGCCCGCGAGGACGACCTGTTCTCCAAGTTGAACGAGAGCCTCAATGCCGAGCCCGGCCGCAAACGCCCTAACGCGCCAGCACCGGCGTGAGTTGGCGGCCGTCACCGCACTGGTCACAGACCGGGTGCGGCGCACGGCGATGCAGGCCAGCGTCGGCGACATCGACGGCTGGTGGCAGCGGATCCTCGAGGAACTCGTCGCGCTGGTCGCAATCGCCTGGCGCCGCGCCCGGGGTCTATCCAGCGACTACCTGATTGAGCACGCCCGCATCGAAGGCGTGACCGTTGATCCGACGTTGGCGACATGGGTCACCGACCAGGTTGTAACGAGTCTGCGAGTCCGCGGCCCGGTGCTGTTCAAGACCAACGTCGGGAGGACGGGCGAACCTACGGCCGCGCGCGCGACGATGGCCCGCACGCTGCCTGCCGCTGCTTCACGGCTGGTCCTTGCCGGTGAGCGTGACACGGTCGCGCGGACTGTCGAGGACTCCGACGTGATCGTCGGCTGGCGCCGCGTCACTGACGCCGACCCGTGCGCGTTCTGCGCTCTACTGGCCAGCCGGGGCGCCGTCTACAGCCAGGGAACGGTGCGGTTCGAGGCCCACGACGGTGACGAGTGCACCGCTGAGCCGCTGTACGAGCACGAAGACGAACCGCCCGAGGTTGCCGAGCTGTACCAGGAGTGGCTCGACGCCACGGCGGGCACCGGTGGCAAGGCCGCGATCCGTAAATGGCGTGCGTACTGGGATGCGAAGGAGCGTTAGAGCGCCTCGGCCGCCGGGATCAGCACCGTCAGGATCCAGCACAGGAGCCCGAGCGCGACGAGGTTGACCCGCGCGGCTACGCCGAACGCGGCCAGCCCGAAGCACGCCGCCCCGGCCATGAGCAGTATCAGCATGATGACTTCCACACTGGACGGTTACCCGCTCGCGGCTTGATTCAACCCAGGGGGACCCCGGTGGCCAGGAACTACGTGCGCGACGGCGAGGGGAAGTTCTCCGAGACGCCAGGCGGGCCCGCGCGACGCGTGAGGCTAAATCGGGCTGATGACATTCCGCTTGCCCGCAGCTCGACGGCACGCCAGCGGTTCAGTTCGAAGACCGGCAAGTTGAAGCGGATCAACGAGGTCCACGCGCGAGCCATGTCGGGCGATCCAACGCTGAGCCGTCGCGATGAGGACCTCGTGGAGTACGCCTCGCCGAAGCTGCGTGACAAGTCGCGGCGCGAGCGGGGAACCGTCGTGCGGCCGAAGAGTGAGTCGCTGAGCGTCGAGCGCGGCAGAACGCGCGCTTTCCGGGACGTGGCGGTGAACCCGGCGACGGGGAAGTTTGTGGCCGTCTCTGGCGACGGCAGCCGCGACCGCCGCTACCTGTTGCATTCAGACAACAGCATCACTACTCGCGAGGGTCTCCGGCCCAGCGCCCGGGCGAGTGCGGTCCGTAAGAAGCAGGCGACTACGCCGCGACCGAAGCTCGCCAAGCCGGCCTACGTCGGCCGCAGACGGGCCGACCCATAGACCACCCGCCGCCATGGCGGGTTAGGGCGCTACGGCCGCGCTGAAGGCCGGACACATCACGCCCCTGGAGGGCCAGTGTCACAACCCGTGGAGCCGACGCCTGGAGCGCCGGCCGAACCCGCACCACCGGAGCCCGGAGCCCCGGCACCCGAACCCAACGACCCGGTAGATGTCGATTCACTGCCAGCCAACGTCAAGCACCTGATCACCAAACTACGGACCGAGAACGGCGACAACCGGAGCAAGGCGAAGGCCGCAGCGGCAGCTGCCGAGCAGGCGCGCACCGACGCAATGCAGGAGTTCGCGCAGAAGCTCGGCCTCGCACCCGAGACCACGCCGGATCCTGAAGCGCTCGCGCAGCAGCTGACGCAGTCCCAGGTGGACGCCGCGTCGGCCCGACTGGAGCTCGACGTCTGGCGCCGCATCACACGCCTCGGTGGAGACCCGGAACAGCTGCTGGACAGCCGCCGGTTCGCCGACGCCATCGACGCCCTCGAGGACGAGGACTTCGGCACCGCCGCGGACGCGGTCATCACGGACTGGCTGACGAAGCACCCGGCTATGCGCCCTGCTACAGCCCGTCCGGGTCGTCCGGTGGAGTCGCTGACGCCGGGCTCGATGCCGACTCCGCCCGAACCCGACCTCGACGAGCAGATCGCGGCGGCGCAGAAGGCCGGCGACTACCGGGCGGTCATCCGCCTCAACGGTCAAAAGCTGTCCGCGCAGAAGAAGTAACTAGGGCCGGCATGGGGCCGTGTCCCGATCCAGATTAGGAGCACCTAACCCATGGCCGGAATCTCCGCCCTCGGTACGACTTTCAATTTGCCCAACTACACGGGCATTCTCTTCGCCCTCACTCCCGCCGAGACTCCGCTGTTCTCGGCGATCGGTGGTCTGACCGGCGGACGGCAGGCCACGTCGAAGGAATTCGAGTGGGAGACGTTCGACCTGCGATCCGCCGCGCAGCCGGACGTCCTGGAAGGTGCGGACGCGCCGACCCTGACCGGCCGGGTCCGGGCGAACGTCACGAACATGTGCCAGATCCACCAGTCCGCCGTCGGCGTCAGCTACACCAAGCTGGCCGCGTACGGCGAGAAGGCGGGCACGAACAACGCCGAGGTGAACCCCGTCCGCGACGAGCTCGACTGGCAGGTCGAGCAGGAACTGAAGTCGATGGTCCGCGACATCAACTACAGCTTCATCAACGGCGTCTACCGGAAGCCGGCCGACAACCTGACCTCGCGCCAGACCCGCGGACTGCTCGCCGCCATCACCACCAACGCGATCAACACCGAGACGCTCGTCGGTGACGGCACGTCCGTGTGGACCGCGGCCACGGACGCCTTCACGGAGGCCGCGCACGGTCTGGCCGTCGGCAACCGGGTGCGGGTGGACGTTCTCTCCGGCTCCACCGGGCAGGTGGACGGTTACTTCTACGTCAACACCGCCGCGGACGCGAACACGTTCACCGTCTCCGCGACCAAGGGTGGCGCCACCGCGCTGATCTCGGCCGACGGCACCGCGAACGTCTACAAGCAGCAGGCCGTAACGGTTTCCATGCTCGGCGACCTGATGCAGATGGTCTACGACAACGGCGGCATCACCGAGCAGGCGACCGCAACCGTCATCGTCAACTCGGCCGGCAAGCGTCAGATCAGCAGCATGTACGCCGAGTACGCCGGCAAGTTTACCGAGACCTCGCGCACCGTCGGCGGTGTCAACGTGGACACCCTCGTCACCGACTTCGGTGTGCTAAATGTGATGCTTGACCGGCAGATGCCGCAGGGCTCTCTGGTTGTCGCGTCCCTGGAGCAGCTCGCGCCGGTGTTCCTGGAGATCCCGAGCAAGGGCCACTTCTTCGCCGAGGAACTGGCGAAGACCGGCGCGACCGACCGCACCCAGCTCTACGGCGAGGTCGGTCTCGCGTACGGCAACGAGAAGGCCCACGGCAAGCTCACGGGTCTGTACTTCTGATATGCCGACCTACCGTGTGGTCGCCGGGTACGTGACCGTCGAGACGGCCGTCCCCGGCGGCCGTGCGGAGATCGACATCCCCCGTGGCGCACTTCTGCCGGCCGATGTCCCAGCCGAGCAGCGAGAGCGGCTGCTTCGACTCGGCGCGATCGAGCAGGACAGTGAGATACCAGCCGAATCCCTCCCGCCACCTCCGCCGCGGCGGGGAACGGGTAGCGGGATCGACGCGTGGGCGGCCTACGCGACCGCGTACGGGATCCCGGTCCCGGACGGGTACGGCCGGGACCAGGTCCGGGAGATGCTCGCCCTGGCCGGGGTTCCGGTCGACTGATGCGGGTCGTGGCTCTCGTCCACCACTACGTGCCCGTCCGCTGCGCCGGCGCGGAGACCATGCTCCACAGCATGCTCCGCGCCCTCGTAGCACGGGGGCACGAAGTGCAGGTGCTCCTGTCCGACCAGGACAGCCCGCCGTATGAGGTCGACGGTGTCCGAGTCGCCACCGACGCCGGGATCTTCGACGGAATCCGGCACGCCGACATCCTGGTCTCGCATCTGGCCAACACGCCGCGGGCGACCCACCTCGGGCGGTGGAACGGCATTCCCGTGGTGCTCGTCCACCACAACACGTTCCGCATCACGAAGGACGCGCTGCTAGCCGCGCAGGCGCGGGTGGACCTGGTCGCCGTCAACTCGCACCACATGGCCGAAGACCTGGCCGAGTACCTCGGCAACTCAGCCCCGGCAACCGTGGTCGTGCGGCCGCTCGTCGATCCCGCCGACTACGCCACCACCCCGGGCGACCGGGTAACCCTGGTGAACATGCGGCCGATGGACGTCGACTCCGCCGGCCGGCGGTTGGGCAAGGGCGCCGAGCTGTTCTGGGCGCTGGCCGAACGCATGCCGGACACGTCGTTCCTCGGCGTCAAAGGCGCGTACGGGACGCAGATGATCGGCGACCTACCGAACGTCGACGTCCTCGATCACGTCCCGGCGCACGAGATGCGGGACAAGGTCTTCGCCCGCACCCGCGTCCTGCTCATGCCCTCGTCCTACGAGTCATGGGGCAGGGTCGGCACCGAGGCGCTGCACTCCGGCATCCCCGTCATCGCACACCCCACCCCGGGACTCGTCGAGAACCTTGGCGACGCCGGGATCTTCGTCGAACGCGACGACGTGGACGGCTGGTGCTACGCCCTGCGCGCCCTCGAATCGCCAGCCGCGTACGCGCTCGCGTCCAGGCGGGCGCTCGCGCGTGCGGCCGAGCTCCACCCGAAGCAAGACCTCGACCGCTGGTGCGACGCCGTCGAGCGCGCCGCCAACCTGATCGGAGCCCGATGAACCGCACAGCCCGCGCCGTTGTGGAACGCGAGCAGTCCGGCCTTTGGGTGGCCCACGGGTTCAGCTTCCTGCGCCACCGGGCCACCAGACAGACCGTGACGCTGAAGTCCGGTGAGCGGGCGTTGGTCACCGTTGACGACTCCGGCACCGTCACGCAGATCGAGACCGCCGAGCGGCTCGACGGCATCGTCAGGCCCAAGGCCATCCGGCTAAGGGTCCCGCACATGGGAGGTCATCGTGGGTCGCGCTGACGAGCTCCGCACCGAACTGGAACTCCTCGAACTTGAGGACCTGTTCGTTGCGGCGAAAGAGAACGGGTCACTGACGGCCGAGATGAAGTCCGAACTTCGCGAGAAGCGGCGCGCGTTCCGCCAACTCCGTGAGGGCGCGGCCGAGGCCAACCCGGCGCCGATCACCGCCACCTCGACGGTTTCGACGGGCGGGAAGAAATGAGCATCACCGCCTCGGGCATGTACGGGCTGACGTTGGAGAAGAGCCTCAACGCCGCCATTGCCTTCCCCACCAACGGGATGGAGTCGGAGACCGCGGTCAAGGGGATGCTGGTCCTCGACGCCTACACGCCGAACTTCGACACCCACGACTTCCGTGACGACGTCACCGCCAACGAGGCGAGCGGCACCAACTACACCGCCGGCGGCATCGCCCTGACAACCACCGATCTGACGATCTCGTCGGGTGTGCTCACCTACGACACCGCCGACCCGTCGTGGGCGACGTCGACCATCACGAACGCGATGGGCCTCGTCGCCTACTTCGCCCGCGGCGGCGCGAGCTCGGCGGATGAGTTGCTGTTCCTGTCCGACTTCGTCACCGCCGTGTCTACCGTCGCCGGGACCCTGCTCGTGCAGGTGCACTCGTCCGGCTGGTGGACCCACGACTACACGCCCTGACAAGTTAGGAGGGGCGTCGTGACGATCTCCCACGCCGCCTCCACCGGCACACCCGTGCTACTCAACGACCCCACCCCGTACGACGTCGCCTATGTCGGTGTCGCCGCTGGGCGGATGGGCATTCTGTTCGCCACGATCGAGCCGTCCACCGGAGCTTTCACGACCGGCCCGTCCGGTTGGACGCTGCTCGGCCAACTCGGAGGCGGCGCGGCAGGCACCGGGGGCACCGACGACTCGCCGTCTCGTGTCGGCGCCTGGTACAAGGTGTTCGACGGCTCCGAGTCCGGCTCCGTCACCTTCACCAGCGCCGCCCCCAACGGTGGTACCGGCTGCATGTCGGTGTACTCGACCACCGCCGCCGGCTGGGACACACCGATCATCGTGTCTGGCTCCGACGACACCCACGCCGCGAACCGGTCCGTCACATGCGGCGCGTGGGCGTCAGCGCTGGCGGCAGGCGACTGGGTGACGTGGGGATTCGCGTCCGAGACCGACACCGCCGTCACCATCACGGCACCGGCGATCACCCAGTCCGGCGCGACGTTCGGCACCGTCACCCACCGCAACCGGACGATCAACACCAACGCAAACGACACCGGCTCCTACTCGTTCGACGCATCGGTAACCACCGGCACGGCCAACGCGCCGACGGTGGCGTTCACCACCGCGACCGCTCAGTGCGGCCCCGCGATCGTTGTCCGGCTCCGCGAGACCGCTAGCGGTACCGACGCCACCGCCACTCCCGCGACGGTTGCTACGACGACTGCGTTTCCGGCGGTGTCTCCGTCGGCCGGGTCGACGACGACGCCGGCCGCCATCGCGACCGCAAGAGTGTTCCCGGCGGTGTCGCTCAGCGCGGGGGCGACGAAGGCGCCGAGCGTGCTCGCCACGGCGACTACGTTCCCGACCGCGACCGCGACCGGTGGCACCAACGGCACGGCCAGCCCGGCACCGATCGCCACGACGACCGCGCTCCCGACCACTACGCCATCGGCAGGATCAAAGACCACACCGGCTGTCCTGGCGTCCGCTACAACCTTCCCGGCCGTCACAGTTCATTCCGGCGCCACCGTCGCTCTCGCACCGGTAGTGACCGTCACTGCGTTCCCCGCGGTGTCGGCTACCGGCGGCGGCGGCGGAACGGCCAGCCCAGCCCGGATCACGACGACCACCGCCCTCCCGGCGGTCAGCGTTTCGACGGGCTCCCGGACGACACCGGCAGCCATCGCGACCGTGACCACCCTGCCCGTCATTACGCGGCACGCCGGCGCGACCGCCACACCCGTAGCGCTGTCCACGACCACCATCCTGCCCGCGGTCACGGAGTCGACTGGCGCGACGGCGATACCAGGTGTGCTCGCCACAGTGTTCACGCTGCCGCCGGCGACCGCCTTGGATGGCGAACCTCCGGTGCCTGAGACGCCGACGCTCACACCGTCGTCGGACGGTCCGACACTCGGCGGGTCGTCCACCGGCCCAACCCTGACACCGGGCTCGACGGCCACGGTGTTCACCGCGTACCACACCGATCCAGTCCTGACCGCGACGAGCTGAGGAGTGGCCATGCCCGGTGTCGGCGACGTCATCACCCCACGGCTCACCATCTCCACCGCAGACGGGACCACCGCTGCGGCACTGACGGTGCGCAAGCCGGACGGCACCAGCACGGCAGGCACGGGCGAGACCGGCTCGTCGGGGAACACGATCTGGACAGCCGACGGGGTCACCCTCGACACCGACGGCGTGTGGGTTTTCGACTGGACGGTGACGGGGCTCGGCGCCGGGCGGGAGCCGGAGTACGTCATCGTCGTCCCCGCCGGCGCCGGGCTGACCCTCCCCGCACCGCTCGCGTCCATCGCGAACCTCGTTGCCCGGCTCGGACGGGAACTCACCGCGGCCGAACTGGCGCGCGCGCCCGGGCTGCTCGCGTCTGCGTCAACGAAGCTGCGCGGGTTCTGCCGTCGCACCTTCGCCGCCGCCACGGACGCCGAGGTCGTTCTCCGTCCGATCGGTCTCACGCTGCGCTTGCCGAACACTCCGGTCGTCGACATCAGCCTGGTCGAGATGATAGGCACCGCCGGAACTGTCGACAGGGCCATGTCGGTGGGCGAGTGGGCGTTCGACGGCATCGACAAGATTGAGCTGTGGCCGGACCCGCAGGCAATCTCCGGCATCGCACCGATGGGCACGTACGCGAACACCTTCCGGGTCACCTACGACCACGGCCTCGAGGTGCCGGAGTTCATCGCGGACATGTGCTGCGACGTCACCCTGCGAACGTTGACCTCCCCGACGCAGGTTGCCGGGCTGGTGTCGGAGCGGATCGGCCAATACTCGTACCAGTACGGGCAGTTCGGCGGAGGGCAGTCACCGGGCCCGTCGGTGATCCTGACCAGCGACGACAAGAAGGCCCTCCGGGAGGCCGGCTTCCGCCGCTCGGCTGGGACGGTCGAGGTGCGGATCTGATGGGCGTCCCCGAAGCGCTCCTGCCGCACACGGTTGTCCGGGTTCGCCCGACCGAGACGACCGACAGCCACGGCAACACCGTCTACGACTACGACCCCGGCACGCGGGTGTCGATGGCGGCGTGGATGCAGCAGGACTCCCGCACCGAACCCCTCACCGACGGCCGCGACCCGCTGTCGCAGGACTGGCTGATGGTCACCAACGACACCGACATCGCCGGCCGCGACCGGATCGAGTGGAACGCCCTGGTCTTCGAGGTAGACGGCCCACCCGCGCCGGTCCACACCCCGGCCGGCTTCCACCACACCGAAGTAACCCTGAAGGTGGTGTCTGGCTGATGGGGCTCGTCCGCTACAAGCCGAACCGCCGCGGTATCCAGGACCTGCTCGGCGCGGACTGGGTCCGCGCCAACCTCCACCGACGCGCGGACGCGGTCGCTGCTGTGGCCGAGGTCAGCTACCGCGCCAACCCGCCCCATGAGGGGCAGGTCGAGGTGACCGTCGACTCCGCCGCAGGGGAGACCGGCGCCCGGCTCCGCTCGCGGGCGGCCGTGGTCGCGCGGCATCCGGGCGTCGTGCACATCGAGGCCGACCGGCGAGTCCTCGGCTCAGCGCTCGACGCGGCGAGGTACGGCTGATGGCCTACCCCGACGCTGTCACCCTGCTCAGGACATACCTGCTACCCATCGTCGCCGCCGTCCCGATCGCGTCACGCGTCCCCGATCCGCGACCGCCCGAGTCGGGTCGGTGGTGCCCAACTCCGTCCGGTCCGCGATCAGCCCCGGATCGACGTGCACTGCTGGGCGCCGACCGACCCGGAGGCGTGGACGCTCGCCGAACTCGTCCGCCGCGGCGTCCACGCCCTCGCCGGGACGACGCTGCTCGGCGTCACCTGCTACCGCGTCGAAGAGACCCTCGGCCCCACGTCGCTCGACGACCCACTCACCGGCACACCCCGGGTGTGGGCGACGTTCTCGCTCTCCATCCGCGCCGACGACGCCATCGCTCACTGACGCACTGCCCGGCTCCGCGCGCCGGGACGCCATCCGCACCCAACGCACGGAGGTTTCACCATGGCCCTCAACTCCGCCGCAGTGCGGATCGGTATCACCGGCGAGCTGTATGCCGCGGCTGTCGGGACCGCCGCACCGACCACCTCGGTAGTGGCCCTGAACGTCCTGTTCCTCGGCATGGGCTACGTGTCCGAGGACGGTGTCACCGAGACATACGACGACACCGTCGAGGACGTCGTCGCCTGGCAGAACGCCACCGTCGTCCGCTCCTCCACGACCGCGTCGAAGGCCACCCTCTCGATGACGCTCATCGAGACCAAGGGCAAGGTGCTCGAGCTTTACCACAAGAACTCCGCCGTCGCCGTCGTCTCCGCCGGCCAGTGGAAGATCGACGTTAAGGCCCCCGGCTCCGACGAGCGGGCGTTCGTTTTGGACGTCATCGACGGGACGAAGCACATCCGGTTCAGCATCCCCCGCGGCGAGGTGTCCGAGCGCGGCGAGATCGTCTACGCCAACGGTGAGCCGATCGGCTACGAGATCACCCTCACCTGCTACCCCGACTCCAACAACGTCGTCCTCACCAAATTTTCCGACGACGCAAACTGGGGGTATTCGTAGATCGACGTCAATGTCCTGGCGCCGTCTACATGAGACCTACGGCGTCGGTGCGACGTACGGGTCCGTGGCCATACCGAGCCCACCAAGCCCGATGCAGCCGACGCAGCAGAGCCCGATCAGGACGATCGGGCCGACGAAGTAAAGCACCAGCAGCCAGATTCCAACGGTCGCTGCGGTGTTCTTCGGCTGCTCGACGTAGACGACCGGTGGCTGAGGCTGACGCGGATAGCCCATCGGGCCATCGTGACGCCTGACCGCAACCGTGTCATCACCCGGTAGTGCATCCGACACAGACCCGGCGGCGCGAGTTCGCGCGGAGCCCGCGCCGCCGGCCAATACCAATCCGCGCACCCGCAAGGAGATCCGCGCAATGACCTTCTCCGTACGCAAAGCCCTCGAAGACTCTGACCTGCCGCCGTTCGAGTTCGAAGACGCCGACGGCGAGACCCAGCAGCTCCCGCACATGCGGATGCTCACCCCACGGCAAGGCTTGGACATCGTCGTGCACGGCGAGATCGAGCGGGTGCTGACCGATGTCGCACCCGGCGCCGTGTCGACGGTCATGGACCTGCCCAGCTTCGCCGTCGAGGCCCTGATCCAGGCGTGGATGGAGCACAGCGACATCTCGGTCGGCGACGAGCCGGGAAAACTGCCGGCCTCGTCGGGCTCATCGCGGAGCACGCCGAGGCCCTCGAAGCGGACCTCGCGTTCCGGGGGATCTCGCTCGCGCAGCTGAGCCTGCGGCAGGTCGGCGTCTACACCGCCGCCCTCGTCCACATGGAGGGCACAGCGCTGCGACGCGTGCTCATCGCCGACGAGTGGAACCTGACCGAACACCTGCTGGCCCTCGCGGTCGACCGGCTAGGCGTCCTCATCTGGCAGAAGACCAAGGACGGGCAGAAGGGCCGCAACAGGCCGAAGCCGATCTCGCCGCTGGCGAAGCACGGATCCACCTACGGCAAGACCGACCGGTCGCCAGAAGAAGTCAAGGCGTACCTGGCCCGTTTCGGGCCGCCGCCAAGCTGACGGAGGTGCGACGTGGCCGAAGAGGTCGGTGCGGCATACGTCTCCCTCATTCCGTCCGCGCGTGGATTCTCGAAGATCGCACAGCGGGAGCTCAACAAAGAACTGCGCGGGAATCGATCGCCGACAATCCGGGTTCGCCCTGAGGTCGAGGTCGACCAGGTCGAGAAGGACATCACGGCCCAGCTGACCGGCGTGGGCAAATCGGTGAAGATCCCGGCCCAGGTCGAGGTGGACGCGAACCAGGTCACGCGCGAGATGACCCGGGTGACGCGGAAGGAACG